TGTTGAATCTGGATCAGTAACACCAAATCCTGTATTACCTCCAGCGAATAATGCTGAATAATTGGTATCAGCACTACCGACTGTAACATCAAGACCAATAGCCTTACTCGTTCCTCCACTTGTTCCCACTACATCAATATCAATACCTCTTGAATTAACTGTTCCACCAGAACCGGCAATACCATTAAGTTCAACATCTAGTCCAATATTTTCCATTGTTCCAGAAGTAAGAGCACCAGTTTGATCCATATCAAGATATAGACCCTTCACAGTAGCAGCAGAAGCCTGTGTATAATTTTTATCAATGGCAACTCCTACTCTACCACCAGCCGACTCAATATCAAGAGCTGTTGCCTGATATGCAGATGCTGAACTTTGTTTAATTTGAGTAGAATTTCTGGCAGTTGTATCTGCAGAAGAATCAGTAATTATAATTGCAGAATTTCCAGATAATGCGGTAGCAGTTAGAAGTGCTACAGCACCTGTTGTTTGAGCTCCTGAAATATCAACCGCTTGTTGGTCAAGATCAAGTCCACTAATATATAATGCAGGTAATCCAGCGTCAGCTGCTTGGTATCCTCTCAATGACTCGGCGAAAACATTGGCCCACATTTGGACTGTGTTTCCAAGATTGAAAGCTACATTAGAATTTGGAATGAAATTAGAATCAACATCAGCTTGAAATGTTACTGAATCGGTATCAGCATTTCCAAGTGTCAGACTTCCATCTGAAGTGATGGCACCATTCGCGTGAATGTTTCCATGTACGTTAAGATTTTCACCAATGACCGCACTCTTGGCAATACCTACTCCACCTGCGGTGATTATTGAACCAGTAGTGTTACTTGTGGCATTGGTTGTATTTGTAAGTTTGAGAAAGTTTGATGAGCCGTCTGTCTGAGTCATTACCAATACTTCATTGGTTTTGACTCTCCATTGGTCAAAAGTTTCTGATAATGCTACATTGGCAGACATTTTTATAACTCCTTTTTCTGTGATAACTGTTGAAGGAGAACTTTAATTTCAAGTATTTCCTCCTTCATAGTATTTAGTTCATCTACTTTAGTTTTCATAATCTGCCATTCAGATTGCTGTTGTTCTTGATGTCTCATCGACTGCCGATGATTTTCAAGTGCAATCCTGTCCGTATTGAGAAGTGCCTTAGAATGCAAATCTCTCACAAAAGATAGGTTTTCAGTTTGTACAGTTTCCATTAAGTATCCAATGCAATGGCTCTCATATCTCTCACCTTTGGAACAGTTGCTGAAGTTTCAGAAGTAAGTGCAATTTTTATAGAGAAAGTCTTAAACTTATCATAGTTTACATTGTCAGATGTGTATTCAATAGAATCCGCAGCTGTTTGATATATAAATTCTTTAGTATCTTCTGGACTCAACGAATACACAGTATTGGCTGTTTCCTGAGACATTAATACATATCCCTTAGTATCAAAATCATCTTGGTCTTCATCGGCCTTAACTTTATAGTATACATTAATTCCTGTGCCAATCGGTTTGTATGCATTAATAATAACCTTGAGGTCTGAAGCATCAAATCCATCTTCAAGAGTTACCCTTCTTGAGATATATTTGGTATTAATGTTTCCACCAGAAGGACTATCCTCACCAGTAACAATTGCTGTAGCTTGGTCTGTTCCAGAAAATGGTGCTCCAATCGTAATAGTTGGTGAATTTAGATAACCACTACCAGCTGAACCGGCTACAACTGACAGCGCAGGCCAAGGAACGACATTTGATACTAGTCCAGTAACACCTCCACTAGTAGCAATAACTGCAAAGGTATTAGAACCGCCCACCCCAGAGCCTGTCGCCCAAGGTTCTTGTGCTGTAGCATCAGCTACTATGTAAGTTCCGTTTGCAAATACACCAAAACTATTTGCTGATGTTTTTATTGTAACTGTAGCTGTATTTTTTGTATCATCACCACCCACATAAGTTACTGCCGAAATAATTCCAATAGCAGCATTTGCTAGATGAGTATGTCCTCCACTAGATTCAGTTGCTGTTGTCTGAGTTCCACTAGTAAGGCCAGGACTTGCACCACCATCTGCGGAAGAAACAACAGTTCGTACTCCTTCTCCTACTACAAACTGGCCTGGTTCTGTACCACTAACAGTATAACCTCCATTTGCAGATTGTAGATGATTAGTTGCAGCAGTTGATAAAGTGAGAGTTACTTCACAATGAACATTCAGAGTAGCTGTACTAGACCCTATATCTGGATCAGTAATTGAAGCTGTAACTGCATTAGGTGCAGTATTTGTGTATTCTCCACCTCTTGCGGTGACTGTAATATCGTTTGCTGAAATCACTGCATTGTCTATATCGTTTTCGATAGTAATCACACTTAACCTATCAATATCAATGACAGGGGAAACATGAGAATTTGATGTACTCATTGTACAATTTATAGCAAACATTCCATTAGTACTTGAGGTCATCATTCTTGTATTTGCAAGAGTGATGTTTTGTTCTGTACTAAATTCTGTAAATCCTACAAAAGCATTAGTTGTATATGCTGAATTATATTTAAATTGTGTAGTGGTATTACTAAATTGAATTGTAGAAAGTGTGGTCTTAAAAGTTTCATAATTCACATTTGCAGTATTTCCACTAGCTCCATTTGCATGGGATTCAAACTTGGCATAGTTATTAGCTCCACCAGTTCCAGTAAAATTACATCGGTTTATTTTCATCATCAAGAATTCTTCACCCATTGCTTTCCAAATCCCAGCATTCTGTGGCCGATAAAAAGAACCTACAAATGGTTGTTTAGAAATTTTCCTTGATGTTCCAGTTGTATTATCACCAAACTTAGCAGTATAGAGTTTATATTCTGTACTATTTGAAATTACAGTTATGGCATATTCATCTGGTGTCAAGTATACAGGAGAATCAAAAGTAAATGTAGTTGAAGTAGTTGTATTACCTGACTGAGCATTTGCAGTTGCTGATGTTTGAACTTTATCTGGATTCAATGTAACTTCAGAAAATGGTAAAATAAGAGAACTACTTGGAAATCCATTCACCATAGGTCTTATTTGGACTGTGACAGGAAGATTTACATCTTTTCCACTAAAGTATAGAGTTACATCCTTGAGAAACATTCCCATAGGATAGGTACTAGGTTCTACAAAGAAAGACTGTGCCATTGGGTTAATCCAATTTGACTGTGAAGATTCCCTTGAAGTGGTGTCTGTAACAATCCCCGCATCCCCTAAAGATTCCCTTCTAAGTAAAGGCTCTCTAGTTGAAATGATAAGTTTCTCTCTATTTTGTAATAATCCTTTTGCTTTGAAAAGGGTTTCTGCAACAGTTGTTGTAGAAGCTAGCTCATTGTTTGCGTGATCTGTTAAACGAATAAGTCTATCACCAGCCCTAAACGTACCGGCCGGAATATCAATATCACCAGCAACTTCCCCTCGATCATTGGTTTGTAATTTAGAAATTCCAGCAGCTAGAATTCCTCTTGTGTTTGCAACTATTGTACTAATAGTTCCATTAGCTCCACTTGAAAGTCCTGTTATTACATTGGCTGCAGCAAATCCAACTGCTGAGTTTGTAATTCTATTATTCTGTGATGTAACCTGAGAAGAATGTGTTGCACCTGTATTCCCTGTAATGTCTGTAATGAAAAGAGTCGCGACATTACTTACAGTATTTGATGAAATTCTTAATATTCCTCTATTGTTAGCAGAATCTTTAATGAGTTCACCATTTTGAAATGCACCATTTGCACTACTCAATACTAATTTTTTAGCTCCCTCAGTATTAGCATTCATGTCTGTGTCTCCAATAAAGACATAAACATTGGAAAGGGGTTTCATTCCTTTAGCTGCGAAAGAGACTCTTTGACTACGAACAAAGGGAACTACACTCATATCAAGAACTTTATTTCCAACAGATTTAACTATTGTCTCTACTGGATTATCAGATTTGATACCAAATTTAGTTTTGTTTTGTTCAATCAATTTTGCACTTCTAGTTTTAGTAGAAGTTGAAGCTCCATTAGATACAGCAGCCTCTGGTTCTGGATTGATTTGTTTTCCTGTCCAGTTTACACTCCAATCATCCCATTGAGAACCAAATCCTTTTCGGCTTTCATTACCACTCAATGTCCAATTATCGTGATGTCCTTCTACGTTTGTTGTAACTTCTGGCCGTGTAGTTTGGTCAAACCATGTATCAGATGGTGGACTTAATTCTAAACTACCAATAAAATTCACAATATTAAATGGATTAATTGATGATGTATTACTTGTAAGTGGCTGGTCAATAAAGGTTGTACTAGTAAATGGTAATGTTATTAAATCCCCTGTTTGGACTGTATTATTACTATTTGTAAGTGAAAAATCAAATCCGAAATTATCATAATAAAATGACGGACGCAATTGTTTCTTAGCAAAGTGTACTGAAGAATTATAATCATCACTTGCAACATCACCGATTGAATGACCAGCAAATGGGTCAACTAGAATTCCATTTTTGAAACGTGAACCAGTAGAATTGAATAGAGAATCTTTTGAACCATCTGAGCTTATGTCTCTAGCTTCAGTTTCTTTCTCTAACACACTAAGAGAAGTAAAATACTCAAGTCTTTCAATTCTTTTTTCCAACTTACCAATATCTCTCATGGTAAATCGTTTATTATCAACGTATCGTGTTTCAATATCTGTAAGAGCAAACGTGTATGCAGGAATCATCAAAGTATAGAGAGTCATTGAATCTTCATCATCTGGCGGAGCCACTGGATTAGATTCTGCCTTACCCTTAATAACCTCAAATGTTCTATCCCTTGTAAGAGATAGTTTGTCTATTCTTGGCAAATAATATGAATAGTCTAAAACAGTTGAGTTGTCTGCATCTGGATTTGTAATAGTAGCTGCTGTAATTGCAGCAGTAGTTGTGGCCACATTTGTTGACGCTCCATCTGCAACTATTGGCCTAAAATCTATAACATCTGTGAGTCTAAATGTTTCACCCGATACTGGACTTGTATATGATGGAATTGCTGCATAATCAAAAGAACTTTGTCCACCATTATAAGCTGAACCTCCATTAACCAGAGCATCATAAGAGTTGGCTGAAAAGTATCCAACACCAGTATGTGAAAATTTATCGTATACAACTACAATCTGTCCACTTGGGGGCTGTTTACCTGGCTTTAAAGTTATTGAAGAGTGACCATAATAGTTATCTGTTTGTCCTGTGTCAAATGAGTATGAAGCCGAAATATCATTAGCTGTGGCCACCATCATTGCATTTGTAACTGCAGTAGAAGTATCCCCCGAATCTACAATTTTAACAATTTTGAATACATCAGAAACAGGTAGAGTAATTTTTGAACCAACAGTTCTTGTTGGTGCAGCGACAAGGAATTGACCATTTGCGATATGGTTAGTAACAGATCCAGCTGCAGTATAGTTATTAGTATACTTAGCAGCAGTTAGACCTTTTGTTCTTGTACTTCCAGTTACAGCATTACTATAAACAGTATATGTTACTCCAACTTGTATTGAAGAATTTCCAGTATTCAGAGTAATAGTTCCAGTAGCTCCACTTGTAGATATAGAGCGGTCTTGGCCATCGGTAGCAACAGTAGTACCACCACCACCAAAAGGAATATATTGACCATTAGAAACTTGAACAGATGTTGTGGTATTTCCAGCAGAGCTATCATTACCCAAGGCAACTACTGAGAAATTGTCTGCAGCCTGAGCAGCTGTATGTAATCCAGCAACAGGCCACTTTTCACTACCACTAAGAGAAATAGTAACAGCTCCACCAGATGCTGTAAAGACACCAGATTTCTTATGGTAGTATTTTGTATTGGCTACCATACTTATTGGTGAATCTGGTAAAGGAAATACCAAAGAATTAAATTGAGATTCTTTTAATATCGTATTAGCAGTAGTTACACCATTGTATCTGGAAAGTTCATCAACATCCGCGTCCGCTATTCTACAAGTTGGAGTTAGTGATGTATTTGAAAATGTGACAGATTCAAGGTCTTTAAGTTGAAATGAAATATCAAAAGTTGAACATAGTCCAGCTTCTGGATGTCCTGTAGAGTTTGCAGAAAAGTAAGTTCGTTCAGATAGAGCAGTGTTACACGTTACATGAGCAACAGTACCACTTCCTGCATAACTTTCAATAGTTCTTGTATCGGTTACATTTGCTACACCATTAGCAGAACCTTGTTCTTCCATTAAAAGAATACCATTATCTCCACCATGAGCTTGTCCCTCTTCTAATTGAACATTTTCTAAACCTTCAGATACCAATTTATTCAATACAGGAGTAGTAACCTTAATCGTTGCACCATTGTACACATCATCGACTTGTGCAAGATAATCAAAATAAGCATTGGCTGAAGTAGACCCAGCTGCATCTGTCCAATATGTACTTTTTCCAACATTGACTACTGTAGATGAACCATTTGCGTCTGCTACTGTTCCGTATTTGTTATTTGAAGTTATTACATCATAGAGTGATAGAGTATAATCTGAATGAGAATGAGAAGTGTTCGCCGTATTACCAGATGCTGCATAAAAATCTAAACCTCTTACTCTAGCAGTACCAATCATTGTTCTTGATTGGTTTCTATCGTGTGCTTTTACAGTAGCGCCAGATTTTGGATGGGTTTCAGTAGTAGCATCTCCTACTGCTTGAACAGATACATTTGAACAATGAAGATCAATTATTGAGTGTTCAGAAATATTGAAATACCCATTTGCATTCTTAATGTAAAGTTTATTCCCGACTGCTGTACTTGTCGAATAGGTATTGACTGTAGTTGTATCTCTTCCCTTATCTACTGTGATAAAATTCGTTCCTAAACTTTCGTATTCATACCCCTTTACATAAGCCTTGCCTGGGTCTAACCCTGCAGAAAATTTACTTTCAAAATAGATAACTTGATTCGCGGTATTTGCATCAAATCCTGTAGAAACACCAGAAAGAGTTATTGTTGAGGTATTAGTTACACCAGCAACAGTTGCTTTTTTAGTTGTATCTCCTGACAAATATATCACATCACCAACAGAAAATGTAGATACAAAATCTGTTCCTACACCTTTTACAGTTGAAGTAGATGCGGCATTAATAGTCCTACCAGTAACCCCTTGATGGTCTGCTAATTGTAGATTAAATGGCGTAACTGTATAATCACCAGACTCATCATGTGTTCTACGAGCTAATGTTTTTTCTAATTCACTATAAACTGGATATTTGGTTTCTTGAAGTTTGACACCTTCACTAACCTTTAGAAGTTGATAAAAATTTTCATCCGCGGAAGCTTCTACGGGGTCTGTGGCTGAAAATGATTTAGCACTAAGAGTTGCAACTATCTTATATCGGTTCGCACCCGCTGCAGCGTAGTTATAAGCTCCCTGAGCAGGGTCTAGTAAAGAAGCATCTGCATCTGAAGTAATTGTAGTGTCCGCAACTTGAAAACCAACCCGATACGAAGGAGTGTTACTATATTTTTCAAGAATTAGAGATTCTGCATCTTTGAATATAAAATATCCACCAACATAGAAAACACCAGAATTAACACTTACCACAGAACCAACTCCTGCAGAATCTGATATACCAGAAGCTCCTGTAGAACTTACAGTATTTGCTTGAACGGTTGCACCCTCTACTGTAATAGTTTCACCATCATCAAATTCATTACTGTTCAGATATTGAAACATTAGTGTAGGTTGATCAGTAGCTGTAGAAGCAGAAGTAGCTACAATTTTTCCACGAGCGTTTGAAGTCGCGCCTGTAACAATTCCATTTGCAAAACCAGCAATAGTAATGTCAACTCCCGAAAATTGAGTTTCCAATTTCAGAGACTTTACTTCATTATCATAATTGAGTTCACAACCAAAAACAATACTACCCTCATCAAAGACATGACTTCCATGCCTTTCAATTTGTTTTTGAAGAATTGTTTGAAGTTGAGTTACTTCTCTCGCTTGAACGGCGTATCCCGGCCGGAACAAAATCCTATAAAATCCATCCGTTTGATCATAATCATCATAATACGGATCAACATTAAAATCTGTAGTAAGTGCCATTTATAATTTCCTAAAGAAATAAATTAGAATTCTATAATCAATTTAACATCTTCAATCTGGTCTGCAGCTCTTGTAACAGGAGAACGATTCTCAACATAAATAATATCTCCTGAGAATCTTGTTAAATCCCCGCCACTAACCGAACCATTTCCATTTGCAGTAGCTGATGCTCCAGATCCACCATTTCCACCAGTATTAGCAGCGATAACTTCTGTATTCGTGAAATATCCGTGAATTGAATTATACCCAGCTGTTGTAGAAACTCCACTAGGGATTATGTCTGTTAAACGTAATGTATTATTACCAGTAAAATCAACCACTCTTCCTGTAGCTCCAGAAGTTGCACCAGTTACTAATTCATCAGCAGCATATTGAGTTCCATTCCAACTATTAAGAACGACAGTAGTTGCTTGGTCTACTACCGCACTAGTTGCAATGTCTCCGTTTGCAAATTTTGGTTGAGCAACAAGACCTACCTTACGGAAATCGTTGTTTGTTGTAAAATTATTTGACTCCGAATACTCAAGACGAGCATTTGTGAGAACAAAGAATCCACCAAGTTCTTTAATAGCATCTGAACCATGTCCGCCCGCTGGGCCAACGACAGGAGTTAGAGTTGCTGTAGTTGGATTATAACTATTAGATTGAGATAAGTTTGCGTGAAGTGTAATCACAG